CCAATTCGAAGTAAAAATTGCCTCTTTTGATACTAGCCTGAATAGCATCGGTAAACTTTTCGTTATCTTCTGCTTCAATACGGTCATCAATCACATGACCAATCAGGTCCAGCATCTGCAATAACTGCTGACCAACTTCGTCATCTTCGGTACCAATCAGCTCTTCTGCACGTTCATGAAGAAAGTCCATCAGCTGATCTAACTCACTTTCTTGGAGTTGGGTGACGTCTTTTTCACCTTTTGCAATCTGTGCAACCAGTTGTTCCAAATCTTCTTCGTGTAGTTCCATAATAATACTTAGTCCATGTACCGAAGAGCTTCCCGATCACCCCAGTCTTCGTAGTCTTGAATCACTAGATTATATTTGTCGATTAGTCTAGTAATTTCTTCTTTAAGCATGCCCATCTCTTGGTCGGACATGCTGGGGTAAATGGAAAAATTGATTTTGTTAAGTTCAAATACAAATTGTTTTACGTCTGTCATGTTATTCTCCATAATTAAAATCGAATATTACCAATACCAAAGTGTGCCACTATACGGCCGTTGCACCATATAAAACGTTCGCAATGGGGGAAGCTACCTGCTACAGCCATCGCTTGGTCGTAACTATTGTAACAACAATTAAAACCTGTACTAGGAATTACTAGTACCCACATTACATGCTCCTATTCTCGTAGTCTTGGATAGTGTACAGCCCTTGCTCGATTTCTTTAATAGCAATAGTGCCCGGCTTTTCATCATTTACTGCTTCTACTGTAGACTCGGCACCTTGTAGCAGTTCCCTTGTTCGTTGTGCCGCCATCTGTATCATCAAATATTGATCCCCACCGCATGCATCAATCGCCACTTGTGATCTTGTTAAGAAATATCTAATCATAACACCTCCTGGTTTATAAAATAATTTCGTTTAAACTGTCAAATCCAGCATTAGCAATAATGTACTGGTTGCCATATTTTTCACTTTCTATTACATCTCCAACTTCTAATTTAGGTACATGGTCAAGTAGGTAACCTGGCTTGCTGGCTTTGAATCGCACTTCGTTTAGATTACGTGCATGGATACAGGCTACCCTTTTATATCGTCTTTCGGCCATTGCCTGCCTGGCATGATCCTTGTTAAAAAACATGCTGGATCTTTCGTAAAAAGGCCTATTAGTAAACTCATCGTCATCACGATCAATTTGATAAACTATAAACTTGTACATGTTAGTAGGTCAGTTGATTATTAAAGTGTGTTTCTAGTCTAGAAATCTCACGTCTGAGTTGGTCAAGGTTGCTATCCAGTTTGTTTACCAGTGCAACTTCGTCCTTCATTGTCGACATCTTGCCAACAACATCATACTTGATAGATTCCAACAGCAATACTACATCTGCGTCTCTCATTATGCGTACCTCGGGTTAGTAGTCTTTAAGCAGATTTTCCCTGCTTCAAGTCTACGGTTCTCTTCTGAAGTATTCAAAGCCTTCATCATGCTAAGTGCCTTGACCATATTTTTGATTGCTGACTTAGGCTGATTGCCTACAATGCTCCACGCTTCTTGAACAGTCATTAAGCCACCGCCCTTTCTGCAAATAGTTCATCAAAGCCACAAGGTGCAACAATAAAAATTCTGCCATATTGGTTAACAACGATGTCACCTACTGATAAACTGTAAGCACCTCTTGGCATACCACCTGTGTTACCTACGTGGAAAACATCTTCCAAGTTTTTAGCCTGGACGTCACCAACATATTTGTACTCACCACCAGTGTATGCGTTCTTAGCATCAGTTTGGTTGTAGATCCTGCTGTCCTCATCGTAAAACATAACGTCACGTCTGAGATCGCTTTCAAATGGTACTTGGAAGATTTGGTATGTATTCATTTTAGCTCTCTTTTTTAGTTAATATACGTTGTATTATAGACTCTTTTGGACAAAAAGTCAACCGAACTAAAATGCACGTAAATTGTCCGGAACCTTAATTGCCACTACACCAGTGTCCAAGTCTTCAAAAAGTTTCTCTAGTTTTTCAATACGGTCAGCATTTTCTTCTTGAAGAAGTTGTAGTTTTTTATATGTGGCCTGCGCCTCTTTAAGTTCTGCCATTGTGACTGATGATTTATAAGACATATTATGCAGCCTCCTTATTATGAAATAACGCAACCAAAATATCACGAACTCTTTCACGGTCTACACTATCTCCATCGCCCCACATTTCTGGGTAACGGTTACACTTAACTTTATATAATGCAACCGCATCTGCGACGTCTTGCATAGTAACACCTAAATCGTAAATATTACCGATACCGTAAAAATCGTAGCAGTAATTTATAAATGTTTTTTGTTGTGTCTCAGTCATTTTGTTTAGCTCCTTATTAGTTAATATACGTAGTATTATAGAGCATTTTGGGCAACAAGTCAACCAAAACTGTAAGTCGTTGGTTTATAAGGACTTTTTTAAGTCATATTTAGACTGGTTTGGGCCGAAATAGGCGGTTTTTTAGTGGATTGTGATGTCGTTATTGAACTGTTCTATGTCAGTAACATCCAACAGTTTCATAATCTTTTTGATAATTTTTGGCGGGTTATTGTCAAATATTGCTTCCGGAACAAAGGCGTATTTCAAATTGCCTTCTGAGTCAAACACAAAGCCATAGTCTTCTGCACCTATGTCTTGCTCTTGCGCTTCTTCAATTACTTCAAAATCATCTGCTACAGGCTTGCTCATTTTACTATCCTTTATTCAGGGAAGACCATTTGTTCTTGCACAATGTATGGATCTTTAATCTCACCAGACTCAATTCTGCGTCTTTCTTCAGAACGTAAGTATGTTACAATAGCAACAATATCCATACCATCAATTGTTGTACCAAATGCACCCATTGTGCCACCTAAACTCTGATTGGTAATACCAACGCTAATGGTTGTGAATATAGCCATATTGGTATTTGCACTGTATGTAAACTTGCCGCATGTTAGACAAGGACCTTTGCCACCTTTGCCTTGACCACCATGGCAAAACGAACAGCGTCTGTCATACCATTCACGACCATTTTGTACTGTGTCAGCATTGCTGATATCCAGTGCCAGATCATTTTCGTTCATCTGGTGCATTTCTGCTGACAATACCAAAGTGGGAATAAACAATAGAAAAAATAAAATCTTTGACATACTAAACCTCCACAAGTATTTATTTGGCTACAATGTTGGTGGTTTAGTTTCGACTTTTTCTGTCACCATAAAATATATGTGTGCCAATTTTGGCTAACTTGGGATAGCGCCACCCAGGGCTAACATAATCTGCATGATAGAACACTGCTTGTTTTAAGCCAGGTAATCTCTTGCCTTCAATTAATACCTGTCTGGCTACTTCATAGCAACGGTCAAAAACAGTTTGGTTAACTGATGGGATATGGTCTGATTTGCCATCGCAATACCAACTGAATTGGCAACGATGTTTAATGGGATAGTAAACACTGCTGTCTTTCCAGGATGCTCTGGTTGGACCTTGATATACCACATCACAAATATCATCGGGGAAACTTTTGTGCGCTACTCTGTTGAGAGTAACTTGTGCTACAGCAACCATACCATGGTATGGCTCGCTACGAGCTTCCCAGTAGATGTTCCTAGCAAGACAATCTAGGTCACGCCTAAGCTGTCTCATATCAACAGATGGTTGCTTTACTGTTGTGTTAATAATCTCGATAGTTTCTGCGCCTACTACTTTTACTGCTGGTGCTTTGACGTTACCAGTGACTACAATTATTCCGTATGCTACCAGCCACGTTCCTAGAAAAAATGTTACCAATCTTACCCATTTGGTTAGATTTTGTTTCATGTTTCCCTCCTATCTTACCGCATTCAATATTTAAAAGCGAATCGGATGTAAGTTAACAGACACTATTATACTATAATGTTGGGTTATAATCAAATTTTTTGGTATAAATATATATTATGCCAGCAATATGTAGAGTAGGGGATAGTTTATCAACCGGTCACGGATGTGATACCACAACAACCATTGCCGCTCCAAATACCGACGGTACTGTGCATGCTAACGATATTGACATTATAGTAGTTGGTGCTCCAACTGTATCTCATTTAATAGATGCCGGGGACTGTGTGCCACACGTAGCATTCTTAAATGCTGGGTCTGGTAGTGTTTTTATCAACGGTATTAGCGTAGGGCGTATCGGTGACAGTGCTGATGCTGGTGCTATGATAAGCGGCTCACCTACTGTGTTCGCCGGCGGCTAGTTAAGACTTAACTATTTCTAAACCTGTTGTGGTCTTGATGTAGTGTGTTTTAATTTGGTCAATACACTCAGCAATCATAACAACATGATTTTTTTGAATAGACGCACTAGTATGTGGATCTGCTGTAAACAACGCTTGAATTAATCCTACGCCTTGCTGGCCAGGCACTACATTGCATGCCCTCTCAACATTGTATTGATCTGTTGTTTCACTTGCAATCTTTGCAACTATCTCTTCACCAGTGATTAGTTTTAATGCGCAGATTTGTCCTTCCCATTTACTATTTTGTACTAGCATGTTAACCCTCCTTGAGGTTATTGAAAAACTCTTGTGATTGACCTGCTAAGCCATTGTAGCCACCAGGTAGTAATTGATCGTCGATATAAATCTGAGGAACTGTACGTAACCCAGCCTCAACGATACGTTTTCTTGCATTTGAGTCCTGTTCGATGTTTATCTCTGTGTACTCGATGTCGTTAAGTTCTAGTAATGCTTTGGCCCTTGTGCAATAAGGACAGTTGTTTTTTGAATATACTGTTATCATTTGTTCTCTTTTGTTTCTAGTATTGTAATTCTTTTGTCGAGTTGATGTATTTCTTCGTTAATCTCTGCTTTAACTCTAGCACTGCCGCCACTAGGCACAATTTTGCCATCTGGTGTTACCAACAGCATCATCTTGTATTCTAGTATTGCTAGTTTTTCTTCTTGTTCATTGATAGTTGTAAACAGCCATACTATAAGACTCATAAGGACAGGAATCAAATAGCCAGCTACTTTACTAAAATCAAAATTCATTACAAGGTGAATCCGTTAAACGTGTCTGAGTCTACGTCCTGTTTAGTACCACCAATCACATAACTGCTGATTTCTGTTTCTTGTGGCGCCACTTGTACCTCTGCACCCGCAATCCATTTTTGTGTCCAAGGTAATGGGTTACTACCTGTTTTAATACCACAACTAAGTCCTACTGCTGTCATACGCTTACAGGTTAACCAATCAATATACTGGCACAATAGTTCTGTGTTTAGTCCAATCATACTACCGTCTTTGAACAAATATTCTGCCCAGTTTTTTTCTTGTGAAGCGGCGCCAAGGAACATCTTTTCACATTCCTCTTTGGTTTCTTCGCGGATCTTAACAAAGTCTTTGTCGTCTTGAGGTAATATTTTAAGTAGTGTTTGTGTACTGCCCAAATGTACGTTTTCATCACGTGCAATCAACTTGATAATTTTAGCATTGCCTTCCATCTTCTTAAGTTCAGCAAATGCCCAACTGCAAGCAAACGATACGTAAAAACGTATACCTTCTAGTGCATTCACACTGTTCAAGCATAACCATAGTTTACGTTTTAGTTCATAACGATCAACCACAACTTCCTTGCCATTGACCTTATGTTTGCCTACACCAAGTAAGTTGTAGTACTGCACACTTTCAATCAAATCATCATAGTAGTGACTGATGTCTTTGGCGCAATCAACGATCTCTTTAATATCACGTAACCCATCAAACACTGTGCTTGGGTCACTGTACACATTACGAATAATATGTGTATAACTACGACTGTGTATTGTTTCATTAAATGCCCAAGTCTCAATCCAAGTTTCCAACTCTGGGATGGTGGCAATAGGCAGGAATGCTAGATTAGGTGAGCGTCCTTGTACACTATCTAACAAGATCTGCCTTTTAAGATTGCTGGTGAAGATATGCTTTTCATACTCAGTAAGTTCTTTAAAGTCTTTTGCATCACGCATAACATCGACTTCTTCAGGTCTCCAAAAGAAACCCAACTGCTTGTCTGTTAATTTGTCAAATTGACGATACTTTAGTGTGTCAAATCTCTGTATTGCCGGAGTACCTGCTTCGTCTAGGAAGGCAAGTGACTTGGTATGATCTTTATTATTTTTAGTATTGAATACGCTCATGTTTTCTCTCTTAAATTACACAACTTTCGCAATCTTCTTGATCATCTAATATCTCAAGTTCTTGCTGTTTTGCTTCGCCTAGTTCTTCTACTGAGTACTCACCTTGTCCATCGTATGTGTTAAAGTAGTACAACTGCTTCAATCCATACTTGTAACACATTAATAAGTGTTGCAACATTGACGACATTGGAATCTTCTCATCATCGTAGTGTTGCGGATTGTAAGATGTATTTACACTAATACCTTGGTCAATATACTTTTGTAATACACTGCATAACTTAATATAACCTTCTGGGGTAGTCTGATCCCACAGTAGTTCATAACGGTTCTTTAGACGCCTATATTCAGGCACAACCTGCTTCAAATGGCCGTGTTTTGAGCCTTTAATGCTTACAAAACTGCGTGGCGGTTCAATACCGTTAGTAGCATTACTAATCTGCGCACTTGTCTCTGCAGGCATTAGTGCCATTAGTGTTGCATTGCGTTGACCTGTGCGTTTGATTTGTTCTCGTAGTTCTTTCCACGGCATACGTTCTTGGTGCTTAACCAATTCATCAACATCCTGTTTGTATGTGTCAATAGGTAAACGACCTTGTGCAGATTTTAAATCGTTCCATCTAGTACATGCGCCTTGTTCTTCTGCTAAGTCTGCAGAAGCCTTGATCAAATAGTAAGACCAGGCTTCTGCGTACTCATCT